TGAGGATTTGCCTTGTGGCGGCCACAACGTCAGCCTGGCACTGGAGACGGTGCCGCCGGTGTCCGCCAGCGTGGGCGGCATCAACCTGCCGATCAGCCTATCGCTGGTGGCTGGTGAGGCTGTGGAGTCCGCAAACGGGATCAACGAGTCAATCACCTTCTCACTGGAAGGGGGAGCCGCGATTGGCGATGTTGAGGTTGAAGGGATCAACGAATCCATCACATTCTCGCTGGAGGCTGGGGTCGCAATCGGCGACGTCAATATGGACGGCATTGATGAGGCCATCACCCTGGCGCTGGAGGCTGGGGATGCGTTCAACCTTTTGGACGGCATCAATGAGGCCATCACCTTCTCACTGGAGGGGGGAGCGGCAAGTGCCGAACCGGAAATCGGCGCCGCTTACGGCGGCGGATACTTCGCCGGCTACATCTCTCACACTGCCGATGGCGTGGCAACACATAGGCTGATCGTGGCGCCTGCTGCGACGGGGGCAACAGGGACCGGGTACACGCTGACAACGAATCTGCGATACAAGACAAGTCAAACAGCTACGTCTGGCACTGGCAGCAGCTTTGATGGTGTTGCCAACACTGACGCAATAGTGGCGGCGGGCATTGCAAACCACCCTGCAGCAGAATTCTGCACGCAGTTGACCATTGGCGGTTTCAGTGATTGGTATTTGCCGGCTAAAGATGAGCTAGACATTGCCTACCAAAACCTAAAGCCAACCACGGACTCTAACAGTACGAGCTTTGGCGTCAATAATTACTCTGTGCCCAAGCGCACCTCTAACCGAACCAGCTCAGAGCCAAGCCAAACATCTGTCGCCGACTTCCAAGGCACCGAAGCGTTTATCGACGCATACCATTGGTCGTCTACTTCAACAACTAGCTCCTCTGCGCAGCAGGTTCTTTTTCGTGATGGGCGGTTTGGCAGTACTGGTAAAACTATTACCAATCGCGTCCGCGCCTTCCGCCGCGAAGCGATCTGACTCTCTCTAGCCTGACCTCAAACCCCAGACCACCATGGCAGACCTGATCTATAACGCCTTTCCCGAGGCGATGGCGAAAGGGATTATTGGGGACTGCGAGGCCAGCAACGCCTTCAAGAGAATGCTGGTGACCAGCAGTTACACCCCGAACAACGACACCCACAACGACCGCGCCGACGTGACCAATGAGGTGGCGGCGACCGGCGGCTACACCGCTGGCGGGAAGGTCGTGGCCTGCACCGTGACGAGGGACAACGCCACCGATCGCGTCACTCTTACTTTTGCCGCTGAATCCTGGCCCGTGTCCACCATCACCGCCGCTGGCGAAGTGGTGTATTTCAACGACGGCACAGCTGCCGATGACATCCTCGTTTTTTACAACGACTTCGGCGGCAACGTCACGACCTCGGGCACTACCTTCAGTGTTGCCGCCAGCACGATTCCTCTGCAGAACTGATGGCAGCATTCCCGGCGATCGTGCCCTCTGCGCGCCGGTACGGGTTCGGGGTGTTTCCGGTCACCACCGAGCGCGGCTTCGGTGGTGGGTCGGTGCGGTTCCGGCATGGCACCACCCGTTACGGCATTGAGCTGGAGCTGGGCTATGAGTATCTCAGCGAGGCCGAAGCGCAGACCCTGCGCGATCACTACCGGGGCCAGGACGGCGGGGCGCGATCGTTCATGCTGCCGAACGCGATCTGGGCCGGCCATTCCAGCCCATCGAACATCGTGCCGCTGGGGACCTCCTGGGTTTACGCCGCGCAGACCGAAGAGGAGCACCTGCAGGGTTTGCTGTTCAATGGCTCGGTGCGGCTGCTGCAGGTGATCTAAGGGGCAGGTCTGCAGACTGGCTGCAGATCCGCACCTCCCGTGACCATTCCGCCCGAGCGCCGCAGGTTTTCTAGGGTCCAGGTGTTGGAAGCCACAGCCGCCAGCCTGATGGCCGCGGCAATCCTCGCCACAGCCGGCGGCATGGGGTGGCTGGTGGTGAGTCTGCCAAATCGGCTGCAGCAGCTGGAAGCGCAGATCACGCAAATCCTGGCTAATCAGAACCAGTTCGGGCTCAGGTTTGAGAAGCTGGAGCAGGAGGTGCAAGAGCTGGACAGGCGGACCATTCGGCTGGAGCTGAACCGATGATCGGCCAGGCCGCAACGTCCAAGGTGCAGACGGTCGCTGAGATTGCCGGCGCCATCGGCACAGCATCGGTCCTGGCATTTGTTTTCGGCGCCATCATGACCATCGATTGCCGTAGCTGGGCCAAGACCTGGGAGCAGGCCCAATCCTGCTACTTCACCGGCGGCAGCGTGATGGGACTCGGTGGTATGGGCAAGGCCGCCTCCGGCATGTTCCTCGCCGGCTACGGCACCTACAACCCCGCCCTCCGGCGCCGCGAAGACGACGCCCCGCCCGGCGCTCGGCGCCTCCCTGACGACCCGGACGCATGACGCTGCATCCCGCCCCTGACGTGCTGCTAGGTCTAACCGTCTGGCTAGTCACCACCGGATTCGCCGAGCTGGTGGTGAAACCCGCTTGGCGCCGGGTTTACCGCCGTGCCGACAGGGCCATCGGCGACCGCTTGCCTGATCTGAAATGACCAACACTGCACCGATCACCGTTGAGGCGCTGTTCCGGTTCTGGCGCGGGCTGCCCCACCAGAGGGCGGCCATTGTCGAGCTTGAGCAGGATCTGCGGGAGAACGGCTACGACGTGGCGATGCGCCGCGATCGGCCCTGGTTCCACACCTGGAGCCAGTCGGGGTTTCAGCATGATCCTGCAGCGCCGGTGCCCGAGGCCAGCTGGCTGACGCCAGCCCGCGCAATCGTGCGGGAGTTTGAGGGGTGCCGGTTGCAGGCATACCTGTGCCCTGCTGGCGTGTGGACGGTCGGCTGGGGCTCGACCACCATCGGCGGGAAGACCGTCAGAGAGGGTCAGAGCGTCACCCAAGCGCAGGCTGACGCGCAGCTGGATGCCGATCTGCAGCGGTTCTACGACGCCCTCACCAGGGCGATCCCTGCGGTCAGCAGCTGGCCAGGGAACCGGGCTGCCGCGCTGGTGAGTTGGACCTACAACGTGGGCGTGGGGGCGATGCAGGATTCCACCCTGCGGCGGCGGCTTCTAGCTGGCGAGGATCCGGCGAAGGTGGTGCCGGCGGAGCTGCCCAGGTGGAACAAGGCCGATGGCCGCGAGCTGCCCGGCCTGCCCCGCCGCCGCGCTGCAGAGGTGGCGCTGTTCGTGGGGCAGCAGCTGCAGCAGACCACCGGCTACGGCAACCCGCTCCAGGTGCCCTGGTACGCGCAGATGGACTCTGCCGACCGGGCCCAGGCGGCTCGAATGTGTTTCAGCTCCAGCTGCGCCATGCTGCTCCAGTACCTCAAGCCCGGCACCTTGAAGGGCGCCAACGGCGACGATCAGTATCTCAAACGGGTCCAGCAGTACGGCGACACCACAGACCCGACCGCGCAGATTCGGGCGCTGAGCAGCTACGGCATCAGGGCCCGGTTCACCAAGGTGGCCGGGTTCGCGGAGCTGGAGCAGCAGATCGACCGGGGCGTGCCTGTGCCCTGCGGGTTCCTGCACAGGGGCCCGGTGTCGGCACCCTCTGGCGGCGGCCACTGGCTGATTGTGGTGGGCCACACCAAGGATCACCTGATCGTGCATGACCCGTTCGGGGAAGCGGACCTAGTGAGTGGTCGCACGATTGGCGGCGTGGCACGGTTTATGAAGTACAGCCGCCGGAACTTCGGGCCACGGTGGGAAGTAGAGGGGGCGCGTACCGGCTGGGCGATCATCGCTGAGCGCTGATGCCTCCCTTCGATCACCTGATCGACCAGACCGAGCTCCAGCCCAAAAAACTCACCAAAGCCCGATTCAGGCGGCGGATCTTCGCCGAGTGGGACCACCGGTGCGCATACTGCACCGACCCGGCGGACACCCTTGACCATGTGCTGCCCCGGTCCCGTGGCGGACTGACGGTGGCTGAGAACTTGGTGCCGGCCTGCCGCCGCTGCAACGGGGCGAAATCCTCCACTGACTGGCGGGAATGGTTCAGGGCCCAGGCCTGGCACTGCCCAGAGCGGGAGGGCAGAATTGATGGATGGCTAGGGGGTGGGGGCGAATAGGGGCAGAAAGCAGCAGGGAGCCCGGCATTTCAGACGGGGCCGGTGTCGCGCCGGCTCGATTTCCCCTGCTGCTGCGTGGCGCCTGTTGGTCAGGCGTTGATCCCCGACGTCCGCTGTCTCTGCGGGGTCAATCCTAAGGCATCGGAATCCCCCGGATGGCGAGCATCATTGTCAGCACGTCGATGGCGTGGTGGCCTGAGTAGCAGCGGATCCGCTTGCCCAGCCCCACTACCACCCAGCAGGTGCCCCCGTTCGTATCGGTTCCGACTGTGATATGGGGGCGATCGTCGCCAGACTGGGGGAACTCTGCTGCGGCTGCCATGCTGGGGCTCGATCTCTCTCTCAGTCTGTCCAGGCAGGCGATGATGGCCGATCACCGGCAGCGCGCAGCGCGGATGAGCCGCGATGAGCTGCACCAGCTGGCGGATGAGCTGATCCAGCGCTGTCACCAACAGGAGCACCTGATTCTGGAGCTGCAGCGGTGCGCTGCCAACCTGATGGTGCAGAGCGCCCTAGACGGCGCTGTGAGCGATGAGCACCGGCAGATGGCCCGCGAGGTGCTGGGCCGCCGTGAGCGCCCTGAGGGCTGGGTGCGGCGTGTGATGCGCCCTCACCTGCTGCGGGCCGCCAGGCTGGGCCGTGATGAGCTGGCGCTGCGGATGCTGGCCCGGTGACAGTTTGTGAACTGACTCCTTGATCGGCGCCAGCGTGGTGCCCCACGGGTTACAGTGAGGGGACCGAACCGGGAACGGTTCACCACCACTCGCCAGCCATGACCAACGCAATCGGCACCATCCGCCCCTTCACTACAGACGATGACGCAGCGCTGACTGCATCGGCCCTGCGCTTTGCTGAGCGCCACTTCGCCAACGGGGCTGACGGCCTCAACCTCGGCATGGAAGACCGCCCTTGGCAGGCGCTGGAATCTGAGCTTTCAAGCCGCCCTGATCACCCATGGGGCAAATACTCAGACACCAAGCAACTGCGCCGGCTCTGGCAGGCCTGCCTGTGCCGGGCCCTCCGCGTGCCTGTTTCCGCCGACATCACCGTGGCCTACGGCTACGTCGGCTACCGCGCCGCCTAACCCACCCCACGGCCCGCCGGAGCCTATCCGGCAGTTATCCCACTCGCCACTATCGCCATGTATCCACTGACCACCACCACCAGCCGCCTTGATGCGTGTGGACCCTGCGGACAAGGCAGATCCATCCGATTCCGGCTCGGAACTGAGCCCAGTGATCAGCTGATCAGCTACGAGCAACTGCTAGACACGCTCGGGCTTAACGATGCCCTTTGGTGTTGTCGCGCTGAGCCCTCCCACTCACCGATCTGGCGCAGGTACGCCGTTTGGTGTGCGCGCAGAGTGCAGCACTTCTTAGTTGATCAGCGCTTAATAAACGCGCTCGATGTGGCCGAGCGCCACGCTAGCGGCAACGCAAGCGATGAAGAACTGGCCGCAGCCGAAGCAGCTACATGGGCTGCAGGGGGTGCTGTGTGGACGGCCCCCGCACGAACGGCCGCCATGCGGAACGCCGCATGGGCCGCACAGTCCGCCAGCGTGGCGTCTTACGTTGCATGGGAAACCGCGCGGACAGATGCGCTGGAAGAGGACCCTTCAAGCGCCGAATGGGAGGACTGGCGGGCATTCTGGGATGCTCAAGCCGCCGCCTTCCGTCAGCTGGTCACGACCGGCACGCTGCCCTGAACCACGGCCCGCCGGAGCCTATCCGGCCCCATCCACTCGCCACCAGCGCCATGCCTTGCTACGACCATCCGCCGACCTACGAAGACGAAGCGCGCAAAAACGCCGAATCCGCCGTCCGAATTCTTTGCGGCCTGATAAGCCCTCGCGTGCGGGCTGGAGACAACACGCTCAGCCTTGAGCTGTTGACTTGGTTTATCGAGCACAGGCGCATCGACATTGAAATTGAGCGCGACGAATCAAGTCGCCGTGTTCGCCGTTATCCGCGCCAAGAGGTTGTAAGCGAAGCCGAAAGAGACATTGCCCTAGCTAAGCGACAGCTAGCCCGGCTGGTGCGCTTCGACACAGAGAACTAATGCCCCGCCAACCCAGCCGCGACAAAACCGCCCGCCATCGCCTCCGCCTGGCGGGCGACATCCCCGCGCTGCCCACCTGCCCCCAGTGCGGCCGGAGCGTGATCAGCGACCGCACCGCGCCCCTGTGCTCCCGGTGCTGGAAACGATCGCCAGCTGCCAGGGAGTGGAACCGGGAAAGAGTGGCGAGGCAGCGCCAGAAATCACGCAGACCATCACCAGGAGATCAGGGATGAGGAGCTACAGCATTTTCAAGGTCATCGTGCCCACTGAGGCAACTGCTGGCTGGTTTGGCCGCTGGCTGTTTGCACCAAATCCTGTTCCCGCTCATTTCGGCCGGAAGCGCCGCGCGCGCAGGGCCAGGGGGCGGCGGATTGAGGCTAGGCAGGCACTGGGCCATGGCCACTGGTTCCGCGTGCCGCTCGACCCCAGCCGCCCGAGTCTGCTGGAGATGGGTGCCGCAAGGGGACACGTGATTGCTAAAACAAGCATTTTCAGCGTCAACCACTCACTGGGCGAGCCGTGGGCCAATCCCTCGCTGGGCGAGCCGTGGGAGGGCTGACCTCACCAGCTCCCCCCAGCAGCAGCGACCCGCAGCCGATCGCCGAGGCAGACCCAGTTCCGAGGGAATCCCCCAACCCTGCGCAGCGCCGGTGACGCGGGCTTCACCCTTTCAACCGGCACCAGCACTAGCTGATCAGGCCGCTCCCGCCGCCGCCTGCTCCGATCCTTCGGCTCCGGCTTCTTCCGTTCCACCGCCACCAACACCAGCTGCACCGACTGCGACGCCAAGGCCGCTTGCAGCCGGTGCAGCTTCGTATCGAGCGCCCGCGTGCTGATGCCCTCCATGTCGGCCAGCTCAGGCCGCGGCACCTCCACCCCGTCGAGGCCCCAGGCCAGGGACAGCAGCCGCTGATCCTGCGGCGCCAACCGGGCGATCAGGCCGCGCAGCTCCTCTGCCTGCCGCCACCGCTCGCGCTGCTCCTCCTCATCCTCTGGTGAGCGGTCCCAGGTGGCGCACAGGCTGCCGAGCTCTAGCCCGTCATCGCCCACCACCTGGTCGAGGCTGGCGACCGATCGGCCGTTCTCAACCACCTGCTCCAGCACCGCCACGCTGACGCCCAGCTCTGCGGCGATCTCCGCCTGCGTGGGCGATCGGTTCAGCTCCAGCTCCAGCCGTCGGGTGATGCCCTCCAGCCTGCTCAGGTGCTGGCAGTGGCTGCCGGGGATGCTGATCGCCCTGCTGTACTGGTCAATATGCCGGCTCACCGCCTGGCGGATCCACCACCAGGCATACGTGCTGAATCTGTAGCCCTTGGTCGGGTCGAACCGTTCCGCTGCTGTGACAAGGCCAAGATTCCCCGCCTGGATCAAATCATCCCGGTCGTGCCCGGCGAACAATCGGGAGCGGCGCGAAATGAACGCCACCACCAGCCGCAGATTCGCTGAGACGAACCGATCACGGGCCCGCTGGCCCCGGCGCCGGATGCCTGGCGGGCACGGGTCGGGGTGCGACTGCCATCGCTGGATCGCTGTGCCCAGCTCGATCTCCTCAGCTGGCGAGAGCAACGGTATCCGGTCGATGCACTCAGCCCACCAGGACTGGTTTGAGGTGGCTGGCACCGGGTCGAGTGTGACGATTTGCCCCCATCATAGGGTGCGAAAGGGGTTCCGATCCGGTATCGTGTGGGGGCGTTCACCACTCGCTACGCCATGGACAATTTCAAGGATGCGCTCAGGGAGCTTGCCCCTGCAGTCGCGGGGTTAGTAGTTGGGGCGATTGTCCTAGCCACGATCTACGCCCCCATCGTTTGGCTCAAGTCGAGCCAAGAGGCCGCCGTTTTCAACCGCTTCACTACCGGCCCCAAGGCCACAACCTGGGACGCCCTCTGGGTCGAGCTGCGCGTGGAGGCTGACCGATGAGCAACGCCGAATGGATCACAGACCGCCCGCCCACGGAGGCGGATGGGGATATGGATGGGGATGTGCGGATGGTTCCCGCCCCAGGCGCAGACTTTGACGATTACGTGCTGGTTCACTGGAGCTACGTGGGCGATGCCGTCCCGTGGCAGCACACTCCTAGCTGGCGGCCACCCGCCGAGCCCGCCCCCACCGAACCCGACCGCATCGCCGCGCTGGAGCAGCGGGTGGTGGAGTTGGAAGCCACCATGCGCCAGCTGCTGCACGGGTCCCGGTTCCGCCTTGTTGTGGAGCCTCGCTAATGACCACCCTCTACGCCCTAACCGGCGACGCTCTCAGGCTCCAAAGTCAGATCGACGAGGCCGCCGCCGATCTGTTCTCTGATGACCCCGCAGTGGTGGCCGCGGCCACCGCCACCCTGGAGGGTCTCATCTCTGCTGAGGACGACAACAAACAGGCCATCTTCGCCAAGGCCGACGCCTGGTGCTGGGTGATCGACCAGCTCAGGGCCCGCCACGCTGCCCGCAAAGCTCGCGCTCAGGCGCTGGCAGAGCTGGCCGCTGCCGATGATCAGCAGGCCGATGCGCTGCAGGATCGGCTGATTCAGGCGCTGCAGAAGGTTGACCCCGAGGCCACGAAATACGACCTGCCTGAGCACAAGCTGGCCAGCCGGAAGTCTACGGTTGTGGTGGTGGACTGCGAGCCGGAGGATCTGCCGGCGACCTGCCAGCGCACCAAGATCGAAGCCAACAAGACCGCGATCAAAGACGCCCTCAAGGCTGGCGAAGAGATCGACGGCTGTTCCCTGGTGGAGCGGCGGAGTTGGAGTATCAAATGACCCCCACCCAATCCCTCTCCTGTGACGGCGCCCTGGCGGATTTGATCCTTCAGGCTGCCCGCCAAGCGCTGCCGGCCAACCCGCAGCAGCTGATCCGACTCCCCGACTGCGGCGAGCGCAACCAGCCCCTCATGCCCCTGCTGGTGGGGCTGATCGACTCGGTGAAGGCCACGGCCGGCGCCGTGGCGGACAATGCCTGGGATGCCGGTCAGCCCCCGCCGGCTGATCTGATCGTTGGCCTGCTCATTGAGCTCGAACACTGCGCCTCAGCGCTGCGCCGATCACTGGATGCCTTCTGACCCATGGCCATGAGCACCGGAATCACTCACAAAATCATCTATCGCCGTCCTATCGATGACACCATCCACAAGCTCGAATGGACCTGCCCCAAGGGGTGGAGTCTCACTGCCGTTCGAGAGGCCTTCCAGATCCGTTTCCCCGGCGCCGAGATCATCAAGATCACGGAGGCCCCATGCTCCATCTGATCACCGCCTGGCTGCTGTGCTCCGTCAGGCCCAGGCCCGCCGCGCTCAGGCTGCTGCCCAGGCCGCTGCCGGTCGCCGAGCCGTGATTGCCGCCGCGCTGGCCCTGCTGGGCATGGTGGGCGGCAGTGTGGCGCTGGTGCGGGAGGTGGGGATTCAAGCTCAGGAGGTGCGGCGTGGCTGATCATCCTGTGAAGGTGCCGGCGGAGTTGGCCGAACAGTTGTGGTCCGAGTCGGCCGACAAGCCGGCAGAGTGCAACACGTTTCGGGCTCACGTGTTCGCCCAGTCGATCGCGGACTGGGCCGCAGATCGGGAGCTGGAGGCGTGCTGTGAGTGGTTACAGGCCAGAGGATTCTCCCGCGTTGATGTTGGCTATCTCCGCACCGCCCGCCGCCCCAAGCCGCCGTCGCTGGCGGAGCAAGGAATTGAAGAACTGGAATCGCTCAAGGGTGACGCCAACGCAATGGGCATGGGGTTTGACGCCCCAGCAATCCGCGCCGCCCTCAACCGTCTCGCCGAACTGGAGGCCCAGCAATGAAACACGGGTTCAGCATTAACGATTACATGAAAGCAGCAGAGGCCAAGGTCGGCATTGAAGGCTGGAAAGCCTATCGATGGGAAGCCTGCGACGACGATTCAATTGTCACAGGTGACATTCCTGATGGCGTTTATCGCTCAGGGCCCCGCAAAGGTCGCCCACGATTCAAAGGCTCGGGTCGGCGGGTGGTCATCACCAGGTCGGAACTGCAGGTTATCGCCACTGCCTATGAAGCGGAAACCGGCAAGTGCTGGGATTGCAAAGGCACCGGTCAGACATGGGCGGGCTGGAGCAAGGCCGAGAGGACCAAGTACCGGGAATGTCAGCGGTGCAACGGCACAGGGGAGGCCCAGCAATGACTTTCCTTCCCGACGACGACGCCTGCCAGTCCGCTGGCGAGGGCATCACCAGGACCAGCGAGCCCGGCGCCAGGTTCTGGCCGGTGCAGATCCACTGGCCCGGCTGCCGGCCGATGCGCTGCACCATCCGCGCCACCTGCAAACGGCAGGCGTACCAGTTCGCCGAGCGCCGGCATCCTGATGCCAGCTCGATTAAAATCCTTCCTCGCAAGACTGCATTATGAAACCACGCAACAGCTCAACGCCTCGCTATCAAACGGGGCAGACGATCTACATTGCCGGGCTGCCGGGGGAGTCATTCACTGTCGTTGGATTTACCTCTAAACGCCTTCAGGTGGAAACCCCTAAAACGGTAGGATACATCAATGCTCCGGCCTACGTTGTGCGAGACGAAAGCGGACGCACCATGGAGGTGCTGGAGAACAGAATAAGCTCAAACTCCCTAGATTGAGCGTCTCACTAATTCAGGCATGAGACAGGGCCAGCAATGCCCCAAGTGCGGCGATCCTTCGTCGTTCTGCATCGTCTACAGCCGCATGATTCGTGGTCGGCGCCGTCGGCGCAGGCACTGCAAATCATGCGGCTTTCTCACGGTCGATTTCGACGGCGAGCAGGTTGAGCCACCGAACCGGCCTGGTGGGCCGCGGCGGTTCACCCGTGATCAGATCGCGCAGATCGTCATGCTCAAAGGCCAGCAGAGCCAGCGGCTCACCGCGCAACAGTTCGGCTGCAGCGGCGAGGCGATCCGGCAGATATGGACTGGGCAGACCTACGGCGACTGGACCGGGATCAGCTACCGGCAGCCGCTGCGGCCTGGCGATCCGTCGTGCGAGCAGTGCCAGCACTGGGAGGGCGAGCGCTGCGGCATGGGGCTCCCTGATCCCGTCATCGAGGGCCCAGGGTTCGCTCGGGACTGTTCGCTGTTTCAGCCGTAGCCTGAGCCATGGAGCACCTCCCCACCACCGAGCTGGTCATCAGGGATGGGATCCCCGTCTGGCTGGTGCAGGGCGGCGGGGTGGAGGCTGTGGACAGTGATCGGCGCACAGCTGAGGCGATGTTTCGCCAGACATGCGAAAGCCGCGGACTGCAGCTCCCAGCAGGGAGTGAGCAGCCGCGGCGCGGGCCTTCGGAGTGTGATGAGCCGGGGGTTTAGGCGTCGCTGATCACCACTCCCCCTCCCGCCACACCCTGATCACTCGGGCGCCAGGGCCGGCCAGCTCTAGGGCAGATGCGATGGCCTGGCTTTGGGTGACGGCATAAAGCTCAATGGGGCCGTGGGTGGTGTTGACGTGATAGAGGCGGGGCATTAGTGGGTCTCCAGTTCGGTGGCGATGGCGAGGAGTTGCGCGGCGGCGCAGCTTATTCCGTTAAAGAAGCCTGGCCCGCGCGCTGCAGGGTTCGTTGTGCGTTCTTCCATCGTTGGCTCTATCTGCCTTGCAGCAGCGCGGAGGGCGGCGGCAACCGATAGCTCGTTATCGCAAGGTGCCTTCAGAAAAGCATCCAGCACCGCCTGAGCCGCTGGGGAGAGATCAGCCACGGTCGGCCTCTTGGCAGAGGTTGAACGCCACCGCGCCAGCCTCGGGAGACTTGGGGTAGCGGTCGCGCAACCACTTGGCCACCTCACGGATTGCGGCGCGGGCTGGGCGGTCGTTGACGATGCCAGCGGACGTGGCCTGTTCAACGATGGCATCCGCCACCCTCTCCACCAACCCAGCAGGCCAAGCCTCGGTGGTGGGGGCAGGGGTGCGCTGCGGATTGAGCTGCTGGAGCAGCCCGCAGTCGCACAGGCGGAAGTCGTCCTCGCAGGGCCCGCCGCACTCGGCGATGGTGTGGGCAGGGGGAGCTGTCAAGGATTCCTTGACGGTTGCAGCCTCAGCAGGCCGGTGGCGCCGCAGGTTGTCCAGCAAGTCTTGCCTCTCCCAAAGCCACTCACCCGGTGGCTCCAGGTTGGCGTCCCTGTAGCGCTGCAGCGCGGCCTGCACGTCGGCCAAGCGCTTCTCATCGGCGAGCCAGCGTGGCATCAGCCCCAGCGGGGGCGGCTTGCTTGCTGGGGCAGGGTCGCTGGCATGAGGTGCTGGCTGTTGCATCGCCGCCGCCTGTAGCCTCGCCAGCTCGGCCTGATAGTGGATATGCCTGGACTGCAGCTCTTGGAGCGGCGCAACTGTCTTTTGAGGATCCCATTCCGTTGCTGGTTGCCGGGCCTCCAGCGCCTCGACGCGGGCGCGGAGTTCGAGGATGCAGTTGAACGCGCCAGACCAAAGACGGGCGTCTTCCTCGCATTTGGCCCACTGCTCCGGCGTGGCGCGGTACTGGTCGGTCATGGTTGGATCTCCGTAAGGTCAACGGTCGGGATGTCGCGCCATTCGTGGCCAACGTCTGAGCCCTGCCACCACAGGTAGCAGCCCTGCAGCCTCAACTCAATGGCGCCGTCGTCGGTTCTGTATCGCGCCAACCGGTAAGCGTCGGGCGCTCCCTTCTCAACGCGGGCGGCGACGATTTGGTGCGGCCCTTGCCCGGCTGGAAACGTGAGCACGCCGGCTTCGTTCTCGGAGCTCATGCTCCCACCCCCACCAGCCGGCGAGCGGTGGTCTGTGAGCAGCCCAGCCTCTCGGCGATCACCCGATAGGTGAGCCCGTCGCGGCGCCAGCGGCGGGCGCGTTGCTGGCGGGACTCTGTGGCCCACAGCAGGAACAGGACGGGAAACAACAGCAGCACCAGGGCGGTGCAGAGAATCGTGGTTGTCATGGCGAACAATGGCGAGTGGCGGGCCGGTGCCCGTGGTGGAATCATACCGGATGGGTTCCGGTTTCGCACCCCTCAGGGGTTGGGATTGGCAGTGCGTGGGCGGAATGGGTGGGTCATGCCCGCCCCTCCTGCCGTAGCTCGGCGGCGAGGGCTAGGAGTTCGCGGCGGATGTTGCACTGCCGGCGACTTCCGCGATCAACTGGCACCACCTGATCCGCTGCAGCAATCAGCGCGGCGGCAAGCGGGTAACCCATGTCCTCTAGTGGGCCTTGAGCTTCGTAGGCGTCATTCCAGGCATCCCATACAGCCTGCGCGGCGGGGGATAGGGGTTGGGTTGGGGTGGTCATAGTATGTCGCTGTAATAATCGGCCCATCGCTCATCCCAGTATTCATCATTTCGCTCTTTACAGGCAGGGCAAAGAGTGACGATGTTTTCGGCGGGATTCTCGTATTGGGTGCGTTGGTGATAGGTCAAGGCTCCAAATCTGCCGCAATAATCGCAGCGGCTAATCAGACATCGGAACCACTTTGCAAGACGATTCATCACCCCACCTCCGCACCGGGCACCGGCTCGATGGCGGGGCGGCCATGGCGTTGCAGATAGTCAGCAATCTTTGAAGCCCACCACAGTGGATCGCCTATTACCGTGCCCTCTGGCATCTCTCGCTCAAGCCAGTCAGCAAAGCCGGGATACCACTTTTCTTTATCCGTCACCCCCTCCGGCTCGGGCTGGGTCAGGGCGGTGCGGGCTCTGTCTATAGATTTGACTGCCGAATCAACCATTTCTTCGGCGCAAAGGCAAGAGGAGGCCAGAGGCAATAACTCAGCGCACAGCGCTTTCCAATCAGTGCTCATCGTTCATCTCCAGAGTGTGTGAATCCATCCAACCAGTCCGCCACCGAACTGGACCCACCGTGGCGCTCCCTGAGCACCTGCCCCAGCTCACCGGCGACGCTGCGGGCGACGGCGGTGCAGGTCTGGCACGGCTCAGGGCAGCGCAGCGGCGTGGGGCAGGCGGCCAGGGATAACCGGGTGGATGGGGTGGGTTGCGTGGTGGTGGTCATCGTGATGGCGTAGCGATCCGGTCGTTGACGATCCGGCGGAGCAGATCGTTCATCCCCTCGCCAGGCCGGAGCTGGCGGCGGAGCGACTCAACCTCAGGGAGGGTAAGGACAAGGGTTAGGCGGCGGGTTTCGGTCATGGGGTGGCGAGGGTGAGAAGTGACGGCTGCTCCGTGCCGATACAGGCCGGGGACAGCCAGAGCCGTTCGCGGCGACCGTTAATCGGGTTGACGCTGTAGCCAGCCCCTCCGCCCGCTTTGCCCTCGGTGACGCTCCAGCCGTGGGCCAGCAGGGCGTCGTGCTCGTCGTCGTAGCCGCAGAGGATGATCCGCAGCTCTCGCGGCGCAGCAGTGCACCACTCGCGCACGCCAACGGCAACATCACCGCCGGCATGAGCGTACAGATCGCCGCTGGTGGCGTAGGGCGGGTCGAGGAAGACGGCGCGGCTGCCGTCTCCACCGGTGCCAGATCGGGTGACGGATGGCTTCACCACCCGCTCCCATGATCCGCAGGTGATTCGCACCCGATGCAGCCGCTCCGCCAGAGCCTGCATGTAGGCCCGCAGTTGGCCTTGCCCTGCGTCACCCAGATGGGGCAGCTCGCGGTTCACGCCCTGGCCTGCGTCACCCAGATGGGGCAGCTCGCGGTTCACGCCCTGGCCTGCGTTGCCCACTTTTCGCAGATGGCCATCGACAACGCGCCAGGGGCCAGGGCCGAAAGGATCACCGATTCCGCAGGCCACGACGTACAGCCACCAGCCGGCAGCCTTGGCGTCGTGCGCCTCAGGGTCGCCCTCCAGCCACGCCACCAGATCAGGCGTGCGGCGTTCCTGCAGCCACGCCAGGCGGGCGTGATAGTCGATCTCTGCCACGGGGCCCCATGCCGCAGCAGCGACGGCATCGGGGCTCAGCTGGATGGCTCGCCAGGTGTTCACCAGCCAGCCGTCGGCATCATTGAGTGTCTCGACCCGGCGCCCCTTAAACGACGGCCTGGCCAGCAGCACAGCAGCTGACCCGGCGAACGGTTCGACGTACCCGGACGGGTCGCCTAGGGCCTGCCAGATCCGTGGCGCGGCGCGGCGCTTGCCGCCGAAATATGGGAACGGAGCTGCGAGGTTCATGCCTCCACCCCGTCATCCTTCCTGAACCGCTCCTGATCCGGCCCACGGAAGCGGTCATCCGTGCCCCAGCCGTTGCGCTGGGCCTCCATGCGGAGCTGGGCCAGCACGGTCTCGGCGGCGATGCGGAGTTTCGTAGCGCTCATGCCGCCACCCCCTGCCGCCTGCGCTGCTTCGGCCGGCGCTGCTGTTCCGGCAGCACCTGGCCCTTGATACGGGCATAGCGGGCGTTCAAGGCCGCCCAGACTTCCTGATCCTTGAACTCGAAGTGGACCGTGCCCTTCTTGTAGGGGCGGAACAGGAAGAACCCCCAGTCGTGCCACATGCCGGGCTCGTAGCTGTTGGCGTTGAATCGCTTCGGCAGGCGCACCTCCTCAATGGCCCGACCGGTGATGAAGCACAGCGCCTTGATCAGATCCTGAATCTCATCCCACTGGCCGCCGTAGCTTCTGATGCGGACCTTGCTCGGCTCGCTGAATGCCAGCTCGGCCAGATACGGCCGGATGAATCGCTTGTTCAGCATGTAGCCCGAGTTGGTCGCCCAGCCCTCCACGCCGTAGCGGTTTTCCTTGGTGTAGCGGGTCAGCTCATCGATGGCCTCCTCCACCGCCCGGTCGATCCGCTGCTCCTGGGTGCCGGCAACGATCTGCAGCATCCGGCAGATGTTCCGCTCCGTGAACGGAATCTTCGACTGCTCCTCCACAAACCGGTTGATGTCCTTCGCCAGCTGGCTGGTGGCCATTTGCTGCGGCAGGAACTCATCGAACACGTGCTGCCACGCCTGCTTTTGCAGATCCTTCCTGAACCGGTTGCGGGTCACCGGCGCGCCTTCAACGGTCACCTGCAGCCCCAGATCCTTGCCGAAGAACCCGTCGAGCACCGACCGCAGCCTGGTGCCCGCGGCCACCTGCTCGTCGAAGATCCGGCACGCCTCAACGTAGCGCTGCACGATGTCCCGGCTGCGGCGGTAGGGGATCAGCCCCTCGCCCTGGGCTTCAATGTCGTCCGGGCCCAGGTAGAACCCGTCGAACTCATCAGCCCCGCTTACACGTTGGCCAGGTCGTGTCAAACGAACCATGCCGACGCTGACACGTGTTGGACGCTCAGAGTCGGCGAAGACCTCGCCTAGGCACTCGCTGCTGCCGTAGGCCTCGATCAGCTTCCCCAGCTGGAGCTGCAGGCCCCGGCAGTGGCCGCTGATGCTGTTCCAGTTGCACAGCGCGACGATCTCGCAACCTGGCGGGGCGATCTCCCAGGCGTGCAGGATGTGCCGCTCATCGGCCGAGAACGGCGGGTTCATCACGATCAGATCCACGTGGCTGATCTGGTCGGCCGTGACGGCCAGCCAGTCGTTGCCGATCAGGTGGCAGTCGGCGGGAATGCCGGCGAGGATGGCCCGCAGCTTCGGCTCAGGCTCAACCATGAGCACTTCGGCGGCGCCGCGTTCTAGGCAGGCCTGCACCAGGTTGCCCGAGCCGGCGGAAGGCTCCACCACCACCCGGCCGCGCAGGTCGAGCGGGTCCAGCATGGTGGCCGCCACCTCCGGCGGCGTGGGGTAGAAGTCGGGGTTAAACATCAGGCCGCCCCTCGAAGTTCATGTGGGCGACCACTTTGTCGATCAGCCACTGCGGCACGGCCGGCGGCTTCGGCGCCCAGCGGCTGGCCCTCCAGGCTTGCGCGTGAGGATCCCACTGGGCGATTCGATCAAGCAGCTTGCGTTGGCCGTTGCTGCGGTGGAAGCGCACCAGGTTGGGATTGCGGCTGAAGGTAGGGTCTTGGGTGATGGTCCAGCCCGCGCCCGGCGTGTTCGCGTTGCTGCGCGAGTCGTAGATGATGTGTGGCGCCATCAGCTGGCCTCCACACTGAAGGGCGGATTGGCCAGCACCAGGCCAGGAGCTGGCGCCTGCAGCAAGAACCCGCCAGTGCCGGCGGCGGGCTGGTAGCCGCGCAGTGCGGCGAGGATCGCGGGTGGGGTGTACCAGAGCATCACTCCCCCTCCCGTGCGACCCACTCGCCGCACCACTCGCTGCGGTCCACCTGGGGCCACTGCTCGCCGCGTGGGCCGATCTGTGGTGGGTTGCAATGGCAGTACAGATCGCCTGGCCAAGCCGTGCTGATTCGGCAGTACCGGCAGTTGCTGCAGTTCTGTTCAGATAGGGGTGGGAAGGTCATGGCTCGCGTGGTGGTGGGTTAGGCGTGCCTTGCTGCGGGCGCGGCTGATAGCCGGAGCGCCGAAGCCTCAACGGCGGCGGGCCGCTCGGCCTGTTGGTGTTCTCGTGGGTGAAGCTGCGGCGCCAGTCGGGGTCCTGGTCGCGAGGGGGTGGCATCAGCAGCTCGGCGAAGGTGGGTCTGCGCAATGGCCGCGCCTTTCGCCCGCGGCGCTCAGCCAGTCGGTCCAGCAGGTCCAGCCATAGGCCTATGGACGCAGCCACCAGCGTGGCGGCCAGTCCAGCGGCAAAGCAGAGCACTATCGCGACGATGAAAAGGGCAATTAGCTGGTCCATCACTCCCCCTCCCGATTGCTGAGCCGCTGGCATGCGGCCCACCAAAGCGACGTGGCCACCACAGCGGCGCCAACCACGGCCTCAACGCAGATTATTTGCAGCAGGCCGGCGAGGATTGAGAGGGTCATGGGGAGACCTCCAACCGAAGCTGAGCAGGATCAGCAGGCCCAACCCTCCAGAACAGGTATCCCGGATCGGAAACCGTGCCGGGTTCGTACTCGACCAGATCGGCGGCCTTGAGCTCGCGGAGGAGCTTCGATAGGTGAGGATGCCGGAGCACGTCTAGGACCTGCATCAGCTCAGCAGTGGGCACCCGGCGGGTCGGCTGGGGATTCAGCTGAGCCAGCGCGAGGCAGCTGATGATCGCCCGCTGCGGCAGCTGATGCCGGCGGGACAGGAGATGGTGCACGAGTGGGGTGAGGTTCCCCGGCGGCGCGCAGGGCGCCTGATGAAGGCTCATCGGTGCATGGCGAGTGGTCTTCACCACCCTACCGCAACGGAACCCCATTTGCACCCATAAAGCCGTCACTTTGCGCGATCCTCCAGGTCCGCCGCCATGTGCGCAGCGGAGCGCAGCAGGGTGCTGAGCGGCACCGGCTGGGCGCTGCGCTGGCTGCAGCTGCGAATCGCCCGGCGGATGCCAGCGGCAATCGAGCCACTGCCCAGCTCGCGAGCCATCAGCACCAGGTCGGGCGTCAGCCTCACAGCGTAGGACTCGCCGCTGGGGATCTTGCGGCCTTGCATGGCATCGCCTCAGAGTGGAATAGGTGCCATCCGCTCGCTGCTTACTGCCGCCCACACGCGCCTTACGGAACTGGAGCCAGCGGCAGTCCTCGACGGGACCCGTTGCAGATCAGAGGCCGAAACCCTGTGGCGCCTTTTTTCCACAGGCACCCACCGCCTGGTCCGGGCAGTGGTCGGCATGATCAGGGAGCAGCGTGTGCGGATGGCCCCCACACCCTACCGCATCGGTTCCCATCCGGCACCCCTTAGAGTGTGTTCACTGAATCGAACGCAATGCCCAGCTGGCCCATCAAACCCGGACACCGGCAAATATCCGTCGAGCTGCCCGCCGAGCAGGTGGAGCACCTTGACCGTGAGGCCGAACTGCGAGGGCTCGGCAGGGTCGGATACCTGCGGCAGATCCTCTTTGAGGACATGCGCCGGCAGGCTCGCGCTCAGCGTCAAGCCGCACGCAAGGTAGGGTGATCGCTGCCCAGCAGTTGCGCCACCGTCCACGCCCCATGTCCTGATGGTGGTGCGGCCAGCTCCAGCGCCTCAGGGTGGAGCTGTAACACATGCGCCAGCGCACCGGCGGCAGCAGCATCACCGCGCACCCCCTTGACGGCATGGGCCCAAGCGACGTGGCCGATGTAGCGGCGGCGTAGTTCGCTCATCTTCTCTGGCGGCCAGAACACTTCCTCGCAGCCGCCGGGCCAGATCATCAGATTCATCGCCCCATCCAAGCGGATGCCGTAGCGCTCCTGGGCCAGCAGGTCGTAGCCCGCCAGCTGCAGCGGCCACGCCTGATCGGGCTTCGCCTTCTCTTGGCTCACCTTTGATTTCCAATCCACAATCAGCCAGCGGCCAGCCACGCGGGCGATCAGATCCGGCGTGCCGGTGTAGAAGTACCGCAGCGAGGCCAGCGGCGACTCGCAGGCAATGACCTCCTCGATCTGCGGCAGGAACAACCGCCGCCAGGTGGCCAGCAGCATCAGCGACTCGGCGAACTGCACCGGCGGCGCAGCGATGCCCAGCAGCTCCTGCCTGATCAGGGCGTGGAGCTCGGTGCCGATGTCGGCGCGGCCGTTGCGGTGGAGCTCCATGTAGGCCTCGGCCTCATCCGGCCGCATGCCTTCCTTGTTGATCAGCTTGCGGCGCCAGTGCTCAGGGTTGAAACCCTTGGCGCCAGAGAGGCCCAGCACCTGCGAGCAGCTGGGCGGCTGCAGCCACCGCCCACGGCGCTGCGACCACACCCAGTAGCGATGGCTGGGCTCATCAAATGAAATGCCCCCCTGCGGTGGCAGGAGGGCAATCCGTGGGCAATCGGTGCTCAATCAGCTGCCCCACCCGCCGGCGGCAGGCTGTCCCCAGGCGGGCGGTGCTGCTGCTGGCGGAGCAGCCGGCGGAGGCGCGGCAGGGTAGCCCGCTGGCGGCCCGGCAGGCGGCTGCTGCGGCGCCGCTTGCGGCGGATACCCAGCAGGCCCAGGCTGTGGGGCAGGCTGCCCGTAGGCGGGCTGCTGGGGCGGGGCAGCAGGGGCACCCCAAGACTGACCGCCCTGCTGCTGTGCCTTCTGCGCCAAGTAGGCTGCCCGCTCAGAGAGGCTCTCGATTGTGCCGTTCAACACCGGCCCGTTGTTCTCGCCGGTGCCGCGCCAAACAGAGAGGCGCAGCTTAAAGAACTGCTCCCCGGTCTGCTGGTTCACTTCCATTCCCTGGCCTTGCTGCATCGCCTGGGACAGCTCCCAGATCAGCTGGGCGGACAGCTCGACGGAACCGCTCAAGATCGGAGCCTTCGGGTTCTGGGACGGCTGGGCGTTCCAGAGGTTCACACGTGCACTCTTCATGGATCAGACGTAAGCGGAGGGATCGGTTGGGGTGGGCTGATACTGCAGCGAGTTGGGCTGCTGTTGGGCAGCAGCGACAGCGGCGGCGATTTCGTGCTGAGGGATCGCCTGGGTCATGTCGTAGCCGCCCTGTGGAGCAGCAGCAGCCCAGGGCTGCTGCTGGGGCGGAGCGGCATAGGCGGGCGCCGCCGGCGCCGGCTGCTCCCACGGCTGTGGAGCTGCAGCAGGCGCCGCATCATGCGCTGCATCCTCATCGGAGGCGCAGATACCGAGCAGCAGCTGCAAATTCACCCTGAAGCCGCTGGTGGCCGCGGCGCTGATCGCGCTGGAGCTGGTCAGGCTGAGCACCGGGAACTGGGACAGTCGCCAGCCGCCGCCGCTGTGCCGCAGCATGGTGGACACCACGAACCCACCCGGCACGATGCTGATGGTGTTGGCGATGATCACCTGCTGCGCCATCAAGGCAGGGCGGACGGCCTCCAGCAGCCCTGGCAGGTTCAGGAAGGCGTGACGCCGGCCCTTGATGTCGGCTGCGTCGTTCGGAGCCAGGCTGCCGAACGCAGGGAATGCGGCAGCCACTGCCGCATCAAGGGCGGCGAGCTGCTGCGACGTGGGGCCGCAGTTCGGCGGCAGCAGTTCATCAATCGGGGCGGCATCAGCCCCGCGTGCTGTGGGCATGGTCAGGATCGAGCGGTTGAACAGCCAGATTGGGCACGGCTCTGGCGGGCCGGGTCAGCTGCGGCGATCAAGCGCAGCCTCCAGCAGCAACGCTGCCATGCTGTTCATGGATCGCCGGTCATCAGCTGCTGCCGCCCTTAGGCGGTCAAGCAGTGGAGCAGGCACCCGCAGCGTGATGCTGCGCGCCTCAGTGGTTGCTGCTGGCATCATCGCGGGCGCAGTTGGGTGCATCATACACCACCCCACGACCGCTGCAGCCGCTTTGTCGCTGCCAGCCGTTGCGCAGGGCTCAGCAGCATCCTCAGCATCATCTGCCCCTGTGCCCAGCCAGGCTGCAGCCCTAGCGCTGGCTCTAGCACCTTCAGGGTTTCATCCTCCAGCACGTCAAGGTAGTTCAGCCAGCGGCGGAGATCCGGGGCACGCTGCTCCACTTCCAAACGGCACCGCTCATTCAGCAGCCGCCGCGCCACCACAGGATGCGACTGGGCCAGCAGGTCGGGGGTGATGCGCTCCATCCGCGCGCCAGTGGTTTCAACCTCCACCTCAACTATTTCGCCCTCAACCTCAACGCGGGACGTCTCTTCATTGCGCACCAACTTGAGGCGCTTGATAGGCTCCGCCATTTCACTGTTTAACTGCCAATCAACCTCTTGATCTGGCAACCCTAGGTGCGGCTTCATCCAGCTATCGGTATGGTCAAGCAGGTAAAAACAATCCTTGCCTGTCGCCGGCCTCATCACCCTGCCCATTAACTGTTTCCACAGCCTGATGCTGTCAACATTGCGTGTCAGCTGTAAAACTGCAGCCTCGGGAACATCTAGGCCTTCATCGACCATGCAGCACGCAACCAGCACGGTTGTCTTGCCGCTTTGAAAACGATTGAAGATTGCGCGGCTTTTTTCTTTGGGCATTGTTCCTTCTACGGCCTCGGCAGCGACTCCAGCATTGCGATACATTTCCGCCACTTCGTAAGCATGTTTGACGCTGACAGCAACGCATATCGTTGGCAGCCGGCCAGGGACAAACTCCAGCCAGTCTGAGACGATGTGGCCGTTAATGGCCACAACCTTTCGCTCCATTTCAGACTGGCTGTAATCACCCCTTGTCTTTTTCATACCCTTAGAACTGATACTGTGCTTTGAGGCGATAATCTCGTACTTCTTGCAAAGGTTCCCCTTGCGCATCATTTCCGCAATCGGCGGCCCTTTGATCATCACAGTGAATGCGCCAGCATCGCCCAAGCCTTTGCCGTCCGGGCGAACAGGTGTGGCGCTTAGGCCGCAATACTTCTTCGGCTGCAATGCTTGCACAACTCGCTGCCAGGTTGTGCTGTTTTTCTCGCGCATGTCTAAATGATGCGCTTCATCAATCAGCAAGGTGCAATCCTTAAAAGCGGAGAGGCAGTGCAATCGCCGCGCCATCGTTGGCACCATCCCCACGGTCACCCGGCGATCCAATCGGGGCTTCGAGCCGGAAACGATATTGGCAATAATCTCCGATGGCCCCAAGTGGTAGCGAAGTGCCTTGACAAGGTGGCCGTGGATGGTGTCCCGATGGCAGATCACAACCACCCGCTCGCCCCGCGCCAGAGCTCGCAACGCCAGCTCGGCAAGCACCACGCTCTTGCCGGTGCCGGTGCCTGACTGCAGCAATGGGTATTGCCTCTGCAGCATGGCCGCATCGCCGGCATCGGCTAGGCGGGTCTGGTAGTCGCGGAGGGTGAACATGTCTACTTGCTCCCTTGGTTGCGGCCGAACTCTTTACGCGTGTAGTTGACGCGCTCGCCATCCATCAACCAAATATCATCCGCAAAGGTAATTCTTAAATGCTTTGCATCGTTGGATCCACGGGCAATCCTGGAGAAAAACATTTCCCCGATTCCAAAAGCCGCAACGAATCTCCTTACCAGGTAAGCCAATGACTCTCCGTGCACTTCTGCCAGCGTTGGAGTTCTAGGGTTCATGTCAACCTTTTCGCAGATCAGCTCAGTAAGGCCTGGGCAAGCAACGACAGGAAGCTGTCCATAATTCTTCCAGCTTGTCTGCCTGTAATCCACGCACTGCCGCATGAAGGCGCCGATTTCGGCCGTGCGCATTTCCCCCCCCTTAAACTCAACACCTAAACAGCTTTCGTAGCGGTCAACTGATTTGTGCAGCTGAATAACCGCATCAATGCGCACCTTTTTAGGCTTTTGTGACTCGGAGTTAGAGTGAAACGCATAGTCACAGATTCCGGTGACTTCGGTCTCAACGACACCCAACTGCTGTAGCGCTGGCATAAAGCGGCTTTTGACCTGCGCCTCTCGATCGTCGTACAGCTCCCAGTAGTAGCGGCTGTCCGTTTGCCTGGCTGTCGTGCGCTGACGCGCTTCCCAGTCCATATGCTAAGGTCCTACAAACACTGCGCAACCCTACCACATGCCGGCCACAGCCCGCAGCATCCCCCTCAACGTGATGGTCAAGCCAGGTCACGTCGAGGCGCTCGACCGCATCGCCGCCGCCACAGCCGGGGTTGACACCCGCAGCGCCGTTGTCCGCATGCTGATCGAGCAGGCAGACGCGCAGCTGAAAGCGAAGGCCTGATCCTGATGCAGCCACTCGATCACGCCGGGGCGCCCCGCTTCGATGGCGCTGCGGCCTTGTCCTTTCTGCAGGCCCTCGGCGCTGAGCCGTCGGCGGTGCACTACCGCGCCATCCACTGGGACAAGAATCACGAGCCCAAGGGCGAGCGGGCTGTGCACTTGGCACCCACCTTCCAACCACGGGGGGCCCGGCTGGAGCAGCTGCAGCAGGCCGGCTATCGGCTGTACTGGCTGCCCAACGGCGGGCCGAACGACGCTGACGTGAAGGCCTGCAGCTTCCTGTTCGTCGAATGGGATGAGCAGCCCATGGAGTGGCAGGTGGGGGCATGGCAGGCCCTCGGACTGCCCGAGCCGACCGTACTGCTGGCCACTGGCGGCAAGTCCGTCCATGCCTACTGGCGCCTCAGCGAGCCCATCGCCCCTGAGCGCTGGCGCCCGCTGATTCAGCGGCTGATCGCTTACTGCAAATCGGACCCCACCTGCAAAAACCCCTCGCGACTGATGCGCTTGGCGGGCAGCAGCTACATCCACAAGAGCGACGACCTGGCCCCCGATGGCCAGAGCATCGGCGGCAGCCTGGGCGCCCACCCCGCCCGCATGATCCGCCACAGCCCAGCGGCGATCTACTCAGCGGACGTGTTCGAGGAGCGGCTGCCGGAGCTGCCGAAACCTGAGCCGCCAGCACCAGCGCCAGCCCCAGCGGCACCAACCCGGAGCGCAGCAGCAGATCAGCCGCGCACCTATGAGGAGCTGGAGCGGCTGGTCAGCAGCTACCCGCAGATCCTGGCCAAGAACGGCCAACGCGAGGAGGCGCTGCGGCTGGTTTGTGGTTTGGCGCGTTGCATGGAGTTGATCGGCAAGGGCAAGCTCGACGCGATCGCCCTGGCCAGCCGCTACCACCCCCAGGCGGCCGACACCTTCGAGCAGGTGGACCGCTGGAAGTTCGATCAGTTCGACGCCGGCAGCTTCATCAAGCAATGCAAGGCTGCCGGGGTGGACGTGAAGCGCCACGACATCCCCAAGCCGCCGCCGCCAACCCCACCCCTCAACGGCGAGCAGTTCATCCCGCCTGATGCGCCGGTGGAGCTGCCGCCGTGGCAGTTGGAGCCGGATGAGGAGGGCGATGACATCGAGCGCCAAGAGCTTGCGGTTGAAATCCGCAACTACCGCGACGTGGCCGCGGCAGCTGAGCTGGCATCGATCGATCTGGCATTCCCGCCTGGCCTGGCCAGCTTCATCAACACTTACGCCAAGGAGCAGACCCTCAAGCCCTGCGGCTTTCTGCTGCCGATCCTCTGCAGCGTGTGCTCTGTCATCGGCAACCGCGCCAGGGTGGCCATGACGCCCACCCACGCATGGAAGGAGGCTTGTGTGCTATGGGGTGCCAACATCGCTACCGCCAGCTCGGGCAAGTCCCCAACCTCCGGCCCGACCACGATGCAGGCGTTCAAGCCGTGGCAGGCGCAGGAACGCAAGCGACACGCCGACGCGCTTGCGGATTGGAAGCATCGCCGGGCCCAGGCGGAGCGTGAGGCGAAGGCCGCGGCCTCTGAGTCAGGCGGCGCCAGCGGCGATCCTATGGCCCAGTTCCTTGCGGAAAACCCACAACCTGAGCTGCGGCACTTGCTGGTGAGCGACGCCACCTTTGAGCGGATTGAAATGATCCTCAGCAACGGATCCAATCCAGGCCTACTGGCCGTGCACGATGAGCTCGCCGGGTGGTTCTCTCAGCTGTGCCGCGCACCGAACCGCAGCGATCGGGCGAAATGGCTCAGCCTCTACCCCGGAGAGCAGATCATCACCGACCGGGTGGGGCGCGATTCGATCTTCGTGCCCAACCCTGCCGTCTCCCTGTTCGGCAGCTTGCAGCCGGCACGCCTCGAAGGCCTGTGGAAAGCGGACGCCGATGCCAATGAGGGCATGGCGGACGCTGACGGACTGTGGAGCCGTTTTCTGATGTTCGACCTAGGCGAGTGGGCTTACGACTATCAGGACTCGACCGTGCTGATCGCCCCTGCGGTCACCAACCTCTACAAGCAGGTGGACGCTGCCGCATCGAATCTACCGCTTGGTGAAGATGGCGAGCCGATCATCATCACCGTGGCCGAGGATGCCAAGGCCACGATGGTTCAGTGGGTCAGACAGGCGGAGTCGTTTAAGTTCGCCGCCAGCGATCCATCTGACCGGCAGTATTGGGGCAAGCAGCGCGGCGCCACCCTCCGCATCGCCCTGGCCATTCACGCCATCCGGCAGGCCTCTGCAGGGCTGAGCCTGAACACCCCCATCCCTGAAGACGTGATTCGCGCCGCGATCATCTTTACGGCCCTCTTCGCCCGTGAGCGGGACAAGGTGCTCGGCCCGGTGCGAACAGGCGCAGGCGGGGCAATCAAGCGGCTGCTCGACAAGGGCCGCGAGTGGCGCCGCAGTCATGGCGGCCGGCCCGTGCCTCAGTCGCAGATCAGAGCATGGTGCCTCCCTGCTCGCCGCACCCCTGCCGCTGAGGTGCGCACTTGGCTGCTATCCGTAGTGGCCGAGACGCCCGACTGCGGGCAGGTGATCCGCAAGGGCAAGGCTGTGGAGTGGGTGCCACCCGGCGACTGAGCCGCACTGCTCCACCGTGGCCGGAAATCCCGGCCACCCTCATTTCAACTGAGGGTGTCAGCTGAGCTGACGCCCTTTTGGGACACGTCCCAAAGCTGCTGCGCGGCTGTCCCATGCAGCGGCAGGCCTGTCCCTGCCTGCAGTTTCAGGCGCCGGGGATGGTGCCGAGAAGGGCGGGTCTACTGCGTTTTGGGACTTTTGGGACAGTTTGGGACAGAAGTGTCCCAGAGCAAATCGACTGCGGCGCAACGGATCTGGGCAAGTTTTGGGACTTTGGGACAGCTCCTAAGAAAATACCTTTTCTATTATTTATTTAAGTATTAGTACCTAGTCCCATAGGTATGGATGGAAATGTCCCTAGAGGTGTCCCAAAGTCCCAAAACACGGGCAACCTGCCAGTGCTGATGCTGTTTCTGCTTTGGGACAGTGCTGTCCCAAGTGTCCCAAATGTCCCAAAACACCCCCAACCCTCCGAAATCCGGTGTTTTCGTGCGGATGGGTGCATCTGCCGGTAGGATGCCCCTACCCGCCGCCATGCCGTGAACGTCCTGCAGCAGCTGCGCGCCGCGGTGGCCCAGGAAGGCGCCTCGACCACTCCGCCGGTGCCCACACCCGCCCCGTCGCCTGCAGCCCCCGCAGCGGCGCCCCTGCGGCCCTGTCCGTTCACGTTCGGCGACTGGCTGCCCCGCGCCGACCCACAGGCGCAGCCTGGAGAGGCTCAGCGTGCAGTGCTGCTCCATGGCTTCCTGGTGGCTTGGTGGCGCCGCGAGTGGGTGCGGCCGCTGCCTATCCCCAGCTACGACCCGCCCATCACCCTGGAGCCGTATCAGCGCAACGCGATCTACCTGCCCGACGGCAGCGAGGTGGAGAGCAGCTGCTGCCCTCAGACTGCTCTGCAGCGACTCGCCGCACGTCTCGGCGCTTGATCCATGGCCAACCCCCAGAAACGCAAGGGCTCAGCCTTTGAGCGGCTGATCTGCGACTACCTGGCGGAGCGCATGCCCTGCGAGCGCATCCCCGCCGGTGCCACCCTTGACCGGGGTGATTTGTGGACACCGAGCTGTGCAATTCAGGCGAAGTGCTGCCGCACCCTGAGCCTCGGCGCTTGGCTGCGCGATGCGATGGAGCAGCAGGTCAACGCCGGCAAGCGCCTCCATGCCTTGGTGGTGAAGCGCAAGGGCACCACGGACCCGGCCGATCAGTTTGTGGTGATGAGCCTGGAGCAGTTCCGCGAGCTGCTGGCGGAAGTGTGACAATCCATTAACCGGCCACCCACGGCCACCCCAACCCATAAGGCACGCGCTAAGCTATGGGGACAGGAGCCGAAGCGCTCCGCCACTCGCCACCGCCAGCCATGACTCACACCCTCTGCCTCTACAACTGCCAGACCTTCGAGTTCCGCCCCCACGCTCAAGGCGTCGCCATCACTCGCCGCGCTCCTCAGCCAGTCCGGGCCCGCAAGGGTTGGGGCGCTGGGCAGCTCAAGGTGACCGGCCAGTTTCAGATGACCCGCGAGGAAGCCCGCAAGTTCTGGACCGGACTGATCAAAGACGGCGCTTTCCGCGCCTAACCCACCCCATCCCGCCGGGGGCTTACCCCGGCGATCACTCCACTGCCATTCACCACCATGTCAAAACGCAGCATCACTCTCGTCGGCCGCGCCTCACAGCTGCAGTGCCACGCTGATCACGTGTCATTCCTGCTCACCGTCAACGGCAAAGGCCAGCGGCCTGAGCTTGTTGTCGAGTGCCACGCGCACCGGGAGCGCGACATTGAAGCGTTCGAGTCAATGGATGAGGGCAGCCTGGTGGGCATCATCGGCACCTTGCGACCGATCGAAGAGCAAAACGCCCACGCGATCATTCGGCTCGATTGCCTGGAGATCCTCGGCAAGCCACTAGGAATCCCCGCCTGATGGCCCTCACCAACGCCGAACACCAGCGCCGCTGGCGAGAACGTCAAGCAGGCCGCCTGCCGCCTGTGGAGCGCCCCTGCTGCACTGCCTGCGGCAAGGTCCACCGTGGCGCCCATGGCGACCTGTGTGCCAGCTGCTGGGAGCGCACCACGCCAGAGGGCAAGGCGGCCCACTCCGAGCGGGTCAGGCGTGCCCAGCGCCGCAAGCGTGACGGATTGTGAACTGGCCGCCCTGATGGTCGCCACACCGTAAGGGACGCGCTAAGGTATGTGCATCGGAGGGACGCCCTCCACCACTCGCCAGCCAGCCATGACCGCCACCTACTTCGCCGGCCTCAGCACCCCTGAAGAAATCAAGCGCGCCTACCGCGATCTCGCCCGCCAGCACCACCCCGACCTCGGCGGCGACCTGGAGACCATGAAGGCGATCAATGCCGCCTACCACGCTGCCCTAAGTGGCCAGAACGGCAAGACCAGCGACGGCCGCACCTACAAGTACAACGCCAAGTCGGAGCAGGAGATCATGGATGTGATCGCTGAACTGCTCAAGATCCCCAACCTAGAGATCAGCCTGATCGGCTACTGGATCTGGGTGCAGGGTGACACCAAGCCCGTCAAGGATCAGCTCAAGGCTCAGCAGTGCCGCTGGCACTCCGGCCGCAGCTGCTGGTACTGGAAGCCCGCATGGTGCGGCAAGAGCCGCAGCAACCCCGGCGGGCTGGAGACGCTGGCCGCCAAATACGGCTATCAGGGTTTCACCAGCGAGGCCAAGCAGCCTGCCGCACACCGCCAGCTAGCCGCCGCCTGACGGCCATCCCCTACACTGCCCTCGGTGCATGGCGCATCGAGTGGACCGCGACCCTCGCCTTGGCAGGCGGGGGTTTTTTATTGGCCACGGCAGACTGTGCGCAGATGCCCTGCCACCGTGAAACGCGCTGCCACCACTTGGCACCTGCTGGACCGCTCGACACCATGGCTGGCCTGGTGGCAGGAGCTGATCCTTAACTGGGTGTCGTCGTGGAATTCCATCGGCTGCCTCACCGTTACCTCGGCCGCCGACCCTGAAGAGTTCGCCGCCTGGGATCTGCCCTCTGATCTGGAGCTCACCAGGCTGGAGCTGGAAGAGCTGCTGGCCGCTCCCGAATCCTGATAGGGGGTGTCCAGACTGGGTGTGCTGATCCCGCACGCATGGCAGACCTGCAGATCGACATCCAATCCGACCTGCCCCGGGCGCTCAGGTGGCTAGGAGCGATGCAGGGGCAGTTGCCATTTGCGATTAGCCAAGCCCTGAATCAAACGGGATTCGATGTACGGAAAGCGCTAGCAGAAGAAACCCGGCGATATTTCGAAAACCCCACCCGATTTACGGAGACGGCCTTTATCGTCCAACGGGGCACCAAAGCAAACCCCACCGTGCTGGTGGGAGCGCAGGCCAATAGGCCTTATTTCGGCCCGCAGATACGCGGCGGCCGGCGTTACCCCAAGGGCTATGAAGGATACTTCCGGGGAATGAGTCGGGGCAGGATTAGAGGGAAGATGGTCCCGACCAAGTACGCCTTGGATGACAGAGGCAACCCAAGAAAAGGCGTCTTCGCTGAAATCGCTCAAGGCCTGAGCACTACAGATCGCGGTGGTTTTTTTATCGGCAAGCCCAAGGGTGGTAACCGTCCAGCTGGCGTCTATCGCCGCTCTCGCGGCCAGCTCTATCCCTACTTCATTGAAGTGAGCCGCGAGCCCCGTTACCGCGCACGCTTTCCCATGCTTCTCATCGGCCAAGTCACTATCAGCCAAGTTGCCGGCCCCTACCTTCGCAGTTCGTTGGAGCGTGCGTTGGCGAGCGCTCTCTAAGGCTATTGAGAATCAACAAGCCCAACGGCAGGGCGGCAGAAAGCGGTTAAGTTATTGCAAACAATGAGAACGCCTGCGGCGCAGGGGGTCTCGGGTCCTCCCTGGGGTGTCTTGGCATGGGTCGTCCCGTCGCGCGCGGTTTTCCTAGCGGAACTATTGAGAACCGATTAACCAGGACGCGCCGCGCATCGATATGAGATCCCCTACCCCAGCTCGGGGGTTAACCAGATCGGTAGCCTTAACTTAATGGTTAACCCTGAGGTTAAGTGCTGGTCAGCTTTGCGGAGTTTGCCCGCATCAAGGAAGTCTCAAAGCCTGCAGTAACTGGCGCTATCAAGAATCGAATCGCAGACGCAGTTGTCATGCGCAACGGCCGGCGCATGCTCGACCGTGAAAAAGCCCTAGAGCTCTGGGACCGAAACACCACGCGCAACGGATCGGAGAAGGTTTCCGAAGAGGCCAAGCAGCGTGATCGCCGCCCATTGGAGCTGAGCGCCGACCCGCCGCCACCCGCTCAGGCGCCTGCCGCTACCGGCGAGCAGCTCAAAACCCTGATCATGGGCCTGCCTGAGGATCAGATCCCTGGCCTTGACGTGAGCCGGGAGCGGAAGGAGCACTACAACGCCGAGATTGCCCGGCTCCAGGCCCTGAAGGAGCGCGAGGAACTGGTGCCCACCGCCGACGTGAAACGGATGGCCAGCACGCTGGGCCGGCAGATCCGCGACAACATCCTCTCGATCCCGAACCGCGTGGCCCCGCTGCTGGCCGCAGCCCAGGACAGCGGCGAGGTGCACCGGCTGCTGAGCGAGGAACTTCGCACGGCCTTACGGGTGCTGGCCGATGGCTGACGGCGCACTGCTGTATCGGGATGCCCTGCTGGCGGCGCTGGCCCCGCCGTCTGCCACGACGGTGAGCGAGTGGGCTGATCAGCACCGAATCCTGAGCGGCAAGGGCGCCGCCGAGAAAGGCCCCTGGCGAACCGAGCGCACGCCGTACCTGCGCGAGCCCATGGACTGCCTGAGCCCCAGCAGCGCGACCCGGCGGGTGGTGTTGATGTTTGGCAGCCAGATGGGTAAGACGGAGGTGATCCTGAACTGGCTGGGATCGATCATCGATCTATGGCCAGGCCCCACCCTGCTGGTTCAGCCGACGCTGGACATGGCCAAGCGCCTCAACCGCCAACGGCTGGATCCGCTGCTGCGGGAGACCCCGCAACTGGCGGAGAAGATCGCCCCGGCCCGGTCCAGGGATTCGGGGAACACCATGTTCCTGAAGGAGTTTGACGGCGGACTGTTCGTGCTCACCGGCGCCAACAGCGGCAGTGGCCTGCAGTCCATGCCGGCGGCCTACCTGGCGGCTGATGAGGTGAGCTCCTATCCGATGGAGGCGGACGACAAGGGCGACCCGCTGGAAAACGCAGAAGCCCGCACGTCCACGTTTCCGATGGGCAAGGTGCTGATCACCAGCACCCCGGGCAGCCGCGGCGCCTGCCGGATCACCCAAGAGTTTGAGACGCGATCCGATCGCCGGTACTACCACGCATGGATGCCCTGCTGCGGCGCCAACGAGGTGATCCGCTGGCGAGAGCACATGGTCTGGGATCGGCCTGATGGTGAGGTGTTCTGCCAGTGCCCGGCCTGCGGCGAACGGGTGGCCCAGTACCACAAGCAGCAGATGCTGAGCAAAGCGATCTGGACGCCCACCGCCAAGGGCGACGGCATGACGGCAGGGTTTCACCTGCCCGGCTGGTATGCGCCTCTGGGCTGGACCAGCTGGGAGCAGATCCGCGATGAGTTCCTGCGCGCCAAGTCTGACCCCCTCCTGCTCAAGGGCTGGGTCAACAAGCGCGCCGCTGAGGCCTGGGAGGATGAGAGCCTGGCCAAGGTCACCGCCGACGGCTTGATGGCCCGGGTGGGCGGCTACGACCACGGCACCTGCCCGGCTGGCGTGCTGGCGGTGGTGATGGCCGTGGACGTGCAGGATTCCTGGCTGGAGGTGTCCGTGTGGGGCTACGGCAAGGGCGAGGAGGCCTGGCGGATCTGGCACCAGAAGATCGACGGCGACCCCAGCATGGATGAGCCGTGGGAGCAGGTGACCACCATCCGCGAGATCGACTGGCCGCGGCAGGGCGGCGGCACGATGCGGGCCACACTCTGCGCGGTGGACACCGGCGGCCACCGCACCAACGAGGGCTACGAATACTGCCGGCAGCATGCCCGCGAAGGTGTGGTTGCGATCAAGGGCAGCAGCAACCGCGGCGCGCCAGTGCTGGGCAAGCCCTCGAAACAGGACGTGACGTTCCGCGGCAAGACCGTGAAGAACGGCGTGGCGCTGTACCTGGTGGGCACGCACGGCCTGAAGCGCACGATCTACAGCCGCCTGAAGGTTGAGGAACCGGGCCCCGGCTGCATCCACTTCGACAACGCCACAACAGAGGACTACCTGCAGGGCCTCACGTGTGAACGGCTGCAGCCGCGCTACGTAAAAGGGTTTCAAGTCTTGGAATGGGTTAAGCCCAGCGGCGCCCGCAACGAACCGCTCGACCTGAAGGTGTACTGCCTAGCGATGCTGGAGCTGCTCAAGCGGAAGTACAACCGCGCCACGATGTGGGAGCAGCTGGAGGCACAACTCACCACCCCCGCCACCCCCACCCAAGTCGAACGCCGCAAAGGCTCCTGGCTCAGTCGCTGATCCGTAGCCTGACCTAGGAGGTGTCGCCGATGGCATTCACGCAGCAGCAGTACGACGACCTGGTAGCTGCGATTGCCGAGGGCGTTACCAGCGTCAGCAGCAACGGCCGGCAGGTGAGCTACCGGAACCTGACCGACATGATGAAACTCAAGGCCACCATGGAGGAGGATCTTGGCATCGCCGGCGCTGGCCGCCGCCGGCACTACGCCAGCTTCAAGAGGGACTGATGGCCAAGCGACCCACCCGCGCTCAGCTGGAGCTGGCGCTGAAGTCCGCGCAGAAAGAGCTGGCGGTCACCCATTTGCGGGCGTTTGAGTCGGCAAAGGAGAGCCGCAGAACGGAGAACTGGTACACCCGCAACGGCGGACCCAATGCCGACATCCGCACCGCCTGGCGGCTGCTGACGCGGCGGCATCAGGATCTGGTGGATTCCAACCCTTGGGCCAATCGTGCGGTTCGGGTGATCGTCAACAACTGGGTGGGGGATGGCATCATCGGCAGCCCGCAGGGTGGCAGCCGGCGGTATGAGCAGGCCTGGAACGACTGGGCGGACACGATTGAGTGCGACTACGCCGGGAAACTGAACTGGTACGGCCTGCAGTCGCTGATCGCGAGAACGACCGCCGTGCGCGGCAGCTGCCTGATCCGGCGGCGGATGGATGAGCGGCTGGCCGATCAGGGGCTAGTGGGCCTGCGGCTGCAGGTGATGGAGCCCGACATGCTGGATTTCAGCCGGGACGACGGCAGCCGGATCAAGTTCGGCCAGCAGTACGACCGCGACGGCCGGCTGGAGGGCTACTGGATCCGGCAGA